ACGTAAATGAGGGGGGGGCTGAGAAGGCTTATGAAGAAGCAGCTAAAGTTTGCATGTATTTTAATAATAAAGCTCTTATTGAATGGTCGAATATCCGAATATTCAACTGGTTTAAAACTCATGGGTTTGAAAAATTCCTTCGTGAACGTCCTGACTTTGTGCTTTCCAATTGGATTCAAAACTCTACAGTTAACAACAGATACGGGGTAGACCCTTCAACAAAAGAGGACTGGCTTTTTGAATTGAATGATTACCTGATTAAGAATTGGGAAAAACTCAGAATCTTAAGGCAGATAAACGCATTCATATTCTTCAAGCTTAATCCTAAATACAATTGCGATATCACAATATCATCTTCTCTTGCGATTGTACAAGCCAAGGAAGACATGCTTAACAGAATAAATGAAACTTCTGAATCCGATACGAAAACCGATGATTGGATTGAAAGTGGCAGATTGAAAGAGGACGTGCATGGTAACATCATTTTAAACTAACGAATTATGAAAAATCATTTTTTTAACGATTTGATCGCTCCTGAAAAAAAGAACCAAGAGTGGGTAAGAGGTAAAGCCTTGCAAATCATGAATGTAGCACAAAGTTCTTCACACCTTAAACAGAGAGACTATATTTGTTTTAAGTATTACAATGAAGAGTTTGCTGATGATGAGTCTTTTGATTACTTAAGAAAGTATGACAGCTATGTTATGCCTGCAAAAATCCGTTGGGTACCATTGGTTCGTCCAAGACTGCAAAGGCTGATATCTGAACTCTCACTTGTTCCTTTTAAGTATGATGTTCTACTTGCTGACAGCGAATCGCTTTTAAGAAAACATGACCGCATTATCAATGCTGTTCTCGATGAAATGGAGTTACAGATTCGTAATAATGCTCAGCAGATAACTACGCTTATTGGCGATATCAACAACAAAAAAGCACAGCTACAGCAAGCATTACAACAAAAAAACATGCCGCCTGAAAAAATGCAAGAATTGCGTATGGTAGTTGCCCAAAAGGAACAGGAGTACAGCGAAACCCTGCAGGGACTTAACTATCATCAAGGTATTAATTCAGAGCGATTAAATGCTGTTGAGAAATCTCAGAAGTACGATTTTAAGGAAATGGAAGAAGTAGCAATGAAGAAGATTATCAAAGCCAACAATCAGAGATATAATCTTCATGCTGAAACAGTAAAAGCTTTCACAAACAAGCTTGTCACCGGCCAACAGCTTTATTATGTCAATTATAGAGAAGGAGAGAAAGACCCCATCTTTAAAGCTGATAATATTATGCAGGTGTTTTGGGATAACAACAGCGACAATGAATGGATTCAGCATGGCCGATGGGTAGCTCGTAAAGAATATTACTCACGAGAACAGATATATGACTTGTGGGGTGATCAAATGAATTCAGAGAACATAAGAGAAATCACAAACCTTCCTTCCTCTCAGTATGAAAGTCCGAATGCTTTAATGGCTACCCCGAATGGAGCTATAGATACTGGCTACTTTGGAAGTAAAAGTAAAACGCAGGGAGTGCCTGTATGGTTTGTTTACTATCGCTCTCCAAGAAAGGTTAGGTTTAAGAAGTCACCTAATAAACACCTTCCTGAACGTCCGTTCACACATGTCATGAAGGACGAGGAAAAAGTAAGAACACAGAAAGGTGAAAAAGAAATAGTTCGTTATCCGGATGATATGTATCAGGCAACGATCATCAATGGAAAAATCATTGTTGATGATGGCCTTTCTCCTTTTCAGGTAAGATCTCAGGATAATCCGGGGAGAGTAGAACTACCTATAATCGGAAAAAGCTTTAACGAAACGGATAAAGTTCCATATAGCATTATCTGGTCTACAAAAGATTTGCAGATTCAATATAATCTTGTCAATTATCACAAAGAATTGATGCTTGCCCTGGGCGGTGTTCGCGGTATTGTTATGGACTTGTCTCAAAAGCCCACAGCAATGTCAAAAGCAGAATGGTTTTATGACTTTAAGCGTGGCGTAGCATGGATTCAGAGTAAGGATAAGAATGGCCGTTCAGCGCAGTTTAATCAATTCAAGACATTTGACAATAGCGTTTCTCCGGCCATCCAGTACCTTGATAATATCATGGAAAACATTCGAACAATTGTCGGTGATGTGACCGGTGTTACAAGGCAACGGATGGGTGACGTAGTGGATTCTGATCAAGTAGGCACTTCTAACATGGCTCTGCAGCAATCATCCATGACAACGCAAATTTTATATTATGAACATGAAGAAGTTACCGAAAAGGCATTAACCAGATATGCAAATATTGGTAAAAACAGCGCATGGAAAGAAGGCCGGATTGATCACTTCATAAATACGGACACCAAGCAGCAGGAGATTATTCGTATTCCCAAGCAGATTGGCGAAGGGAAAGACTTCCTTATTTCAATGGGTAATTTGTCCAAAGAATACAAAAACCTTCAGGAGATAAAGCAATTGGCGTTTAGTTCCGGAGCGGCTAAGCACATGACCATGTCTCAAATATCAAAGATGTACCGTATTGAAGACATTATTGAACTTGAAAAGACACTGGAAGAGTTTGAGGAAAAAGCCGCTGAACTTGCTCAACAAGCTAATATATCTGAAGAAGAAGCTAAGGCTGAAATGGCTATGCAGAAGATCAAATTCGAGAAGGAATACGATCTTAAGATTCAGCAGCAAGCGAATAATATGAAAGAGTACCAGCTTAAGTTGAAAGAGAAAGAACTTGAAATCAAGAAAACTGAAATCATTGCTTCTATTGAGCAGAAACAACTTGAAATGCAAGTTAATGCAAATCTTAAGGTTGCTAAAATAGAAAGTGAAAGCGAAGTTGAGCAGGCGTACCTACAAGAGAAGAGCAGGGCAAATCAAGCCATGGAAGGTCTTAATAAGCTAAAACTGAAACTTGAAGCTATCCAAACAGAGATACAGGCTGTGAATGATGAAGAGAAAAGAGTCAGCAATGAAAAAGTAAAGTTTAGCTCAAACAAGCAAGGCGGTAGTAAAGAACATATAAATGACAACTAACTAAATGTACTTTTCAAAATATTTTAATCCGAGATAATTAGTGAGTTATGACAACAAAAAGCACAGAGCAAAATCCATCTGCATTCGCAAGCCCACAGGGGCAGTACGAGTCTAGCACAACTAATCCACCGACTGATCCAGTGAACGATCCACCGGTAGACCCATCAGCAAGTGATCTGCCAGTAGACCCACAGGAAGGCGATCCTCCAACGGATGATACTCCTGTAGAAGATACACCGGAAGGATTAGATTATAATACGCTTTTCAATAAAGCAGCAGAAAAAATTGGCGTAAAAGCTCCCGAAAAAATTGAGAAGGATATCGATAAGTTTCTTGATTTTGTCACTACAAATGCAAAGCAGGGAAGTGACGAAAATCAGAACGACGATCTTCATCCGGAAGCCAAACGCTTTAACGAAGCTTTAAAGGCTGGTTCTAAACCGGAAGATTACTTTAAGGCATATCAAGAATCTTCAGCAGAATTAAACCTCCCTGATGATCAATTCATGTTTAACTATCTCAAAAATCAAAACGGTAAAACCGAAGAAAATGAGAATGGTTGGAGCGATGAAGACATTCAGGAAAGGGTAAATCGAATGAAGGAAAGTGGCGTTCTCGAGACTCAATCTTACGACAAAAAACAAACTCGTAAGCAAGAGATTGAACAAGAACGCACCGCGCAACATGAGGCGGCTGACATTGAAAAAACGACCAATGAGAATAATGTCAAAGCCGAGCAGAAAAAGGCTTATGACACGCTTATGGAGGAAGTTGATAAAATCGACACTATTGGCGGCATGAAAGTCGCTCCGGAAGACCATAAGGAATTCAAAAAGGTTTTTTCGAATTTGTTGGAGCCTGTGTCTAAAGAAAGCGATGTTCGCTCTTTAGATATGTTGCTACATAACAACAACGAGCTTTATAAGATGCTGTATATGTACTATAACGGTACAGACAAATTCAATAAGGCTCTTACAGAAGTAAAAGAAGATGTAAAAAACCAGTTTGTTAAAAAACTAAATCTTAATCCCGATGTAGGCTCCGGCCAATCTCAAAAACCAAATACAGTTGATGTTTCAAAATTTGCTTCGCCAGAAAAATAAATAATTATTAATCATTTAAAAACAACTGTAAATGAAACTTTTAACAGGTAATATGCAGGGGTGGGCAAACGAATCTACCACCTCAAACCACTTATTGACATTAGGTGTTTCTGAACCTGAAGTATTGAATCAGGCAGCCACACTTTTTCAGCAAGAATATACTCCTCTCTCTTCATTCCTTGCAAACAAAGGTTATACCGCTAAAGGGTTGACTCCAGGGTACGAGTCTAAAAACTACCGCGTAGTTGGTAACCGAAAAGTAATGTGGCCGGTAAAAGGATCGAGCAAGCGTAAAGGGCGTGTAACACGCTTTGAAGCTGATCACGAATCAACTCCCGGTATTCATGGCGAACTCGTTAAGATTTACGCCGATACCGATTGGTTTTCTCCTTATGATACGCTTGAACTTGCAGACAACCGTACGATTGTAACGATTGTTGACGACAAGCTTCCTGACGAAGTAGAGCCTGGAGAATGGCTGTATTACTGCAAAATGAACCGTGATTCAGAAGCGGAATACATTGATCCTGAACTTCTTGTTGATGGTGCCGAAATTGGCTTCGCTTATACCAACTTTTATGAAGGTTCTGAGACAGCTTACGAGAAGTATACCGGTCATAATTGGGCTGCAAGCTACATGACTATTCAGCGTATGAAATGGTCTATAACTGGTA